TTTTGACCATAGGGTTGCATATTGGATTGGTATACTTGATTTGCCATTATTCGCCTCTCTTTTCTATGTTAATATATCTTTAATAGAGTACTACTCCCCTCCCATAAAAAGAAAGATTAATATGGCCACATATGGACAACACAACGAACCAGGATTGTTTCTAGAGACTACAAGTGTGTTCGACATACAAACTATTTATCAGATGGATATCAATAGCCAACAGTTTAAAGAATTTCTTGTTGATCTTAGAAAAACAATGAGCAAAGTAAGTGAAGCAATCAACCTTAAAGACACAGGAATGTACCCACAAACAGAGTTTTCATGTGGGCAAACATATTTTCCTGATACAACATTAACATCAACAACACCACAAAAACCAACGCGACGGCAAGTATTTAGGAAAACATTTCCATGGCCCAGGACTTTACCTAATAGTGGGATAGACAATTTAGCTCATGGCATAGATTTTACATCTAATACGTACAAAATGACGCGTATCTATGGTGCAGCAACCCAATTAGTTCCCCACAAGTACGTACCAATTCCTTACATAACAGCAAATCTTGTAGAAATCATACAATTGTATGCCGATGGTACCAATATCTATTTGACAACGAATTTTAACGCATCAGCATATAATTATACATTCGTTACGTTAGAGTACATCAAGACCTAACTATTGGAATCTAGACGCGGTTGGCATAGCATAAATTGCCATAGCATTAAGAGTGAAGTCTGATAATGCATTATGATATGTCAACATTTGTTGAGTACTTAATGTAATACGTAGTTGTACTGCTTCTCCTTCTGCTTGGAAGTATACTGGATGCCAATACTGAGACTGTGATTGTTCAACAGGATTAGGTGTATATGGAAAGAAAGAGACTGTTTTCTGAGCAAAAGCTACATTAGTAACAATTGCAACAATTCCTGTTGTAAAATCGAATGATCCATTACCAACAGTAGCAGCCATTGGTTGCGGACCAGGGTCACTTGATATAACTGTAAACAATGCACTGCCAATAGTAGATTCTACTAAAAACTGTTGCCCAACTGCATAATAACCACCAGGAACAATTCTGGCAAAAAGACCAGCAATAGTTGTTGTACCAATATTTTGACTCTCATTGTCTCTGTAGGGTGTAAGTTCTAATATACTTGTTCCAATCAGAACATTAGATGCAATACCATCTTCTACTAAAGGTATATTACTATACGAAGGAAAACATTCTACAGTTACCTGACCGGCATCTCTATCAACAAGAAAATCAACTTTATTAATAAAGGCATTACGTGCTTCTTTTAGGAAGAAGTTGTACTGTTTAGTGAGAATATCTATTTGTGAAACACGCGTAATTGTACCGCCGCCAGTATAAATAGTTACATTTAATTCAGCTATTATTCCTATGTGATTATCATCAATAACAGTAAATCTAAATATACGATTGTTGAAATTAGTAAGTCCCTGACAATTCTCTATGAGAATAAACTCCTGCTCTCTTAAATTATGATTTATAACAGTTATTACATTATTGGTATTATCGATATTAGTTATAGATAGCCCAATCGAGTTTCTTGGATTCTCTTGATCTACGATAAAGGTAAACCCTTCTTGATTGCCAGCAATAATGAGTTTGGGATTGTTCGCTAACTGTCCAGAGTCCCATATATCAGTTGTATCTGCCCATGTTTGATCCATATTAGCCCATGTACGAGCATCTTGTTTTTCATAGTAACCGAATGCAGTAATAGAATCATCATTGTATGACCATGTATTAGATTTGTAGTTATATACGAGTATCCTGTTGGGAAACTTATACGTAGGTCTTTGTAGATATGTTGGATATACAATGGACCAATAGACCATTTCAGTGTAAAAATCTCTGACACCATGTATACGTTGTGTACCATCATTATTTGCATGAATATCAAAGACATCTTGTGGATTCTTTTCATCGATACGTTCAACTTGAGCACCATTACAGGCTTGAATACCCACGTTACCGATACCAAGTATTACTTTATCAAAGGATATTTGTGAGAATGTAGCCTCAGAGCCAAACTCATTGTTGAGCTGGTACCATCTGAAAGGGTCAACTTCGTTGCCCATATAGACAAGTTCCCATGTACTTGAACTAAAATAGACTATTAATCGATCTTTAAGGATAGATGCTGTTATAATAGATTGCCTTGTAGGCGCATCTCTCCAACCCCCCTTACCAGGTATGTCTTCACGCCATGCATCATCTTGAACTGGTGAAGCATTTTGACACCATCTAACTCTATTAACATGAACAAAAAATGCACCTGCTGCACCTTCAGTCTCTGTTGTATTCAACATTAAGAGTCGATCTTTAAAGGTAATGACAAGGCGTGCAGTCTCAATGAAATAATCTGTTGCTGGCAGTGTTGCGCGTGTTCTCGGCCGTAAATCAACCCATGCAACACCAGTCCAATATTTAACATGGTCAGTTGTATTATTATTAGTAACGTATAATAAATTATCCGCTGAATCATTACTTTGCCAGTTAGCGCCCCAAAAAAACTGAAGATCAGTACTTGTCCAGATACCTGCACCAAGTCGATTCCAACCACCAGCAGAGTGTAAATAAGCGTATTTCTGATCAAAAGCTATTACGGGATTATTGTTTACTGCCCCTGTTTCATAGGTACAGAACCCCATGACAGGTAATGAAGGGTACCAATATATTTGTGTTGCTGGAGTACATCCAACAAATGCATATGCACCTGTTGCAATATTGAATGTACCTGCGCCACCAGTAGCTAACATAGGAACAGCACCAGGGGTAACAATATCATAAATAGTAAATATCTGGTTACCTATCGAGAATATTTGACTTTCTGCGCCTCCAGCACCTGCACCAGGTATAATACCTGCAGCATTACCACCAGCAGTTGTTATACCAACATTAGCACCACCAGGCAAGGCATGTCTTAAACGTGTATACAGTTGTTGATACTCTAATGCTATAGAAGTATTTAAAGGACGAGCACCAAAACGTTTTCTTAAACGGCCTCGGAAATTGTAAACGTTGTTAAGTTCTGCATATGCTTCATCTGGAATTAGAAACGGTTTAACATCTGACTGTCGACCTTCAGTCATTGGCGCTATGAGAAATCTATTTTGTGCCATGGTTTATCCTTAATATGTTCCTATTGCAATCCAATTGTAATTAGCTACAGCTCCAACACCAAGAAAGTTAAGCGTATCAACTTCAAATTGATTAATATCGGAAGCCCTTAATTGAACTGCTCTATAATTATTACCTGGCTGATATTCTTTAGGAGTAAGGAATATAAATGGAACTGCAGTATAGTTCTGTGCAATAGTATTAAGATCGATTAATTGATAACCTACGTCATTTGTTAAACCAGTTCCAAATTTCATTAAAAGACCACAAGCAAGATAACAATATGAATTTGCACCAGCAGTAAAAGTCTTCATAGACAATGGTGCAGTATATGGAGATACACCACCATTACGTTTTATAAATAATTCGCTTAAACCTGAAAGAGGATATGGAGCTGCTGGAACTTTATTATAGATAACAAACTCACCAACTACTGATGCTGGTATTGCTGCTTGAACTGGAAATGTTACAGCATTGTGTTTCCCTATATTTGCTGCGAGACCATTAAATGTTACATGGTTAGCACCAAGTGCAATTTGTATTGCTTGAAAATTAGCTAGTATTTGCGGTTGTGATGCGCTGATTCTATCTGTTGCCGCAGGTATAGCATTATTATATGGCATATTATTCCTTTATTATTGACCACCACTAGAAAACCATCCTGATGGCCATCCATTAGATTCTGAATATATTGTAGGTGTTCTTTGATTCGTTAACTGTACAATAGTTCTTCGTAATACAAATCGTTCTTGCGCTCTAAATTCTGGTTCTATCATCGCTAATGATTCCATATCCATTCTATCTTGAAAGATCTTCCTACTTGCACCATACGCTATATATTGAGACCACTGTCGTAACTCTGGTTCTTGAGTATTAAGAAGCATCTCAGTTGGTTGCGTATAGACTTCAAAGTTAACCGAATATACTTTGTCGGGAACAGGTCTCAAGGTGAGCGTATCGTCAAAATTGAGCATTAATTGAGGTATAGAAACTACTGTAGGTACACATTGAGAAAATATTTGTTGTGTTGCAGCAGGTGCTACAGGAAATGTAACAACATATTGCCCGGTAATATAGTTAACATAGTTGTTAGCATTAAATAATCCTGTTGGAGCACTATTAATTGCGACAAGTTCACCGAATCCAGGAAAGTTATTAACCGCTGGCGCACCATGATTACCTGTTAACAAAGGTACATCATGCATAGCAATACCATTATTACTTGAATCAATTGAGTTAAACAAAACAGTTTTACGCAGAGTAATAGTAGTTGGTGCGGCTACATTAGTTGGTAAATAACCTGTATTTGATGGTAAATATCCTGTAAAAGCTGTAGTGACACCATCGCCAATAGTATTAAGAGCAGATATTGCTTGTACTTGTGGATATATGCCATACAGTTGTTCCCGTGACTGTGTATAAACCTTACGTTGACCCGCAACAAAAAGTGGCTCATGAATACTGATATATTTGTTTTTAAAGTTGTAGAACTGGTTGTTTGTATTAATTGTCTCATCGGCAAGGTTTAACGGGTATGTATCGACGTATGGTGTTGTATAAAACGTAAATGTCTTGCGTAGATTGAATAATCTTAAAGACTCTGGCAAATCGTATAATATGAATGTATTGATATAGTCATTAATATCACTGTTTGAAAGTTGCATGGTAGATGGAGCACGTACGAGTCTACGTACCTTTGTATAAATCTGTGATAATGTGGTTAAAGCTGGCATTATTACCCCTTTTTCAAGGCAAAATATTATCTGGTAACACGTTTCTTGTTGCTTGATCTAGCTGAGAGTTAACTTCCCCAATTGGTACAACTTGAGGCCATTGCGTTGTATCTGCTGGCACGTTAAATATATCAAAACGTGTTGTATCGATATCAACTGAAAATCTTGTTGCATCGATGCGTGTTATAGAACTCTTAAAATGATCAATTTGGATCATTCCACAATTTAATGGTATATATAAACGTACTACAAGACCTGTTAAGTAGTTATGATCAAATGCTGTTGTCAAAACAGCGGGAAATGCATTAGTTATTGCGGTTATTTCTCTCATAGCAGGTTGGAATATCGGGTATTGTTCGGTAAGTAGTGGCATGATATCCTTAATACGAAGCTTTAACTACTTCGACAATACCTGATGATTCTTCAAGTCCTTCAATATCAACGAATTCAAGAGAATGGAAAGCATATCGTCTAATTTTCTTAATTACCTGCATAGTTTGTCCATCAGGAGAATAAGCACCGATCATCTCTCTATCACCTGGTAAAAATGCATATTGAGGGTAAAAACCACTCTTATTCAGATGCTTAGCAACGCCTAAAGGAATGGAGTAAACTTTACCATCTTCAAGACTAAACTGTTCTACAGGATCTTCTTTATATGCTTTAAAGCAGAAATTGAGGACTCCTCCATCAACTTCATAATATTTAAACATACCTTTAACAATCTCACGGTCTTTGTCGCGTTGATATTTAAGTTTGTTTTCTGGTCTCTCTAGCCTATGAGAATTCTTTTTTACTTCTGTTGTTTCTAAATTTTCCATTATATTCCTTTTTTAAGAATAGGGGGGAATCGTGCGCCCCCCTGCACTTTATTACTACGAATTAATTACATATTCCAGGATTTACCAGCAACCCAATAAATAACATCATTGTTTGTTCCTGCTGGAGCCAACAAGCGTGTTGCGGCATCATTACCAGCACCAAGAATCATTCCGATTGCACCAGTATTCCTGGTTGCATCAGTCAAGATATTTTCATATGGATGCTGTGCAGCTATGCCGACTGGCACCATCTGTGGGAACTGACAAGGAGCAGAACCAGCAAGAGGCCAAGCAAAGGCTGTATATGCTGTTGTATTGATATCGATAGTAAATGACAGATTGTTCGGTGCATCTACTGTTAATACAGTTGCAAGAACGTTGTCGAGTTCCACCATACCTAGGCCACTATATACAGGGACACTGAAACGTACCTGTTGCCCTACCGTTAATCCATGAGGAATAGTAGTAGTCACTACAGCATTAGCTGCTCGTGTTACATTACATACTGTTCTATTGCGTGGATAAAATAGAGGGTTGTAGGGAATTACTCTATAATGACCAGCACCGCCAAGAGCGACCGTACTAGCTAATGTAGGAAGAGTAAACCTTACACCAGCAACAATAGCAACTGGAGAGAAATCAATACCGCACAATGTTGGAGCTGCTGCAATGCTATCTAGCCTAACAATTGATTGGAATGCTACGAGACCGGCAGTATTAGCGGTAGAAACGACTGGGGCAGGTACTGAAGTAGTTCCAGTAGTTACTATCTGTGCACCAGGAGTATTAACCGAGGTATCGTAAAGTGTAAAACCATTATTTGCTGCAATTTCAGCAACACCAATTGTCGCGTCTCCGCCGATATGAGGATGGACTAATCCACGACCTGTCGCCATTCCACGCTGCCAGTAGAACGAAGTTCCAGAAGCATTAACAACCCCTATGCTATTTGTATAGTTTACAACTCTCATCCAATCTACATCAGATCTAATTGGTATATATTTAGCATTACCATCAGATACAAAAGAACCTTGTAAAATTATAGTTCCGTCCATATTATCTCCTTTTAAGCTAATGTAGTATTTAATCTGAAGAGCCAAAGGTCATTCAAAATTTTTGGACAGGCACCAAATTTGTATCCAACTGAAGCATTCATCGCTAAAGCTGAGTCAAAAATTGCAGGTCTATAGATGAATGTTGCAGACATGCCATCTTGCATAATATATGCATATGATTCCATACCTGTTACAAAAATCGAATAAACTGTTGCACCTAAGAATGATGAATTTGTGACCTTAGCACCTTGGCTTGATATCCAAAATCTTAAATTCTGAACACTGCCCCACTCTGCTTTGCCGATATTATGCTGCGATGGATATTCATTAACGTGTTTAAATTTAGCAACGTTGTTAATATCCTCAGTAAGATCAGTGTGGCAAAAGGCCATGAAAGAATTGCGTATCGGGCCTGTTCCAAATTTATCCGTGGCATCGACGTTTTCGAGAATTGTCTTAGCATCATTTGTGAGCAAAGTTTTAACTACATTACCGACATCACTTGCCGTTAATTCTGTAGGATTATCACCGTTCACGCCACCAGTACAGTTAATCTGTGAGGCAGTCGCTTGCAGCATATTACGAGTTAACAAATCCTCGGTAATCCTTAACGATACTCCCAATCTTATTGCGAGTTCATTAAGCGGTTTATCTTGCGCTTGTAATGTACATTGCTCGTTGATCTGTAAATAGGTTCCATAGAAACTAATTTCAGCATCAATATCAACTGCTGTAGCCATCTGTGGTGGTGGTGTTAATCCACTATTACCCAATGGTACAAGAGCTGGCTGCAATTGGTTATATCGTCTCATGCGAAGGATTTTGCCACCTTTTGATGGCATTCTTTTGGGCATTGCTGCTAAATTGTGAATTTGGTTAGCAGTAGGAGTACTGAGAATTTTAGAGTCAAAACTCTGTTGTACTGGTGCACTTAAAGTATCCGTGGTTATGTAGGCCATGGTAATACCTCATTACTATGAATGTATATATTTTGCAAGATGGGCGAATTCTCTCCAATTTGCGCCCTGTGGTCGACGAGGCCAATTGCGTCATTTACAGTAAGCGAATCTGTTGTTACGCTACTAGAGAGTCTAATATCAAAGGGTCTCAAAAAGAAAGAAGTATGATGAAAAAGCTGCAAAAACCCCGTAATGGTTTAATACGGTTACATGTTTCAGTAGAAAACTATGAATATCTTTTAATTAGAGCAATCGCTCAAAAAAACAATACGTCTATATCAAGTTTATTACTCCCATCTATATACAAATTCTTAGAAGATTATATTAAAGATACAAAATCTAAAAAATAGGAAGAGAATGCATTTATACACGATAAATACATGTGGCTGTGCCTCTTCTAATCCTGGAGAATCTGCTATAGGAATCGAAATATATGATCACAGGGAAAACAAAGTATTACTTTCATATGTGACTCATATAGGATTCAAAAGTAACCATTATGCCATTCATGTAGCAATCATAACAGGTGTCTATTGGTTCAGATCTTTACAGCTCGATGATTGTGGCACAGTTGTTTTACGATCTAACAACTTATTGATACTGAAAAAATCTAAAAAATATTTTGTGCCGTATGATATTAACAACCTTAAAAAGATGGATCATCTCTATTTAATGGAGAGTCATTTTTTAAAAGATTTAAATTATGAGATTGCTAAAGATCAAGAAAATGGATCGTTAAAGCGTATTGTTCAAGGTGCGACAGTAAGGAGTGGTTACCCCGTGAATAAATTGTTGTTAAAGATGTTTGAATATTTCAATATTGATCTAACAGCCGACTACAAAAGTGACCCTATTGAAACAGCTGTTTACATTGACAAGTTACATAAACTAATTGATTTTGTTGATAAATCGACAGGGGACCCTGTAAAGGTATCGGTGCTGCAGATGGTTATTTTCAAGAATTACGATATTGAAAATCATTGTCTAACACTAGAACTTGACCAATCAGAAATATTCTTTAGGGATGGTATTGTCGATCTTTTGTCAAAAAATTTAGTACTCAACAAATTATGTGAATTGTTTGATGACTCTAAATTGATTGTAAAATTATTATAAGTTTATGGAGATTGATCTCTGGGTTGAATTTAAATATTGTTGCGAGCAATGGAGTCATGTATTAGAGGATGCCCAACAAGGGGTACAACCATTTGAACGTATGCTTTCACTTGTTAGCATAAAAACGTTTGATAGGGTTAAAAAACATCTTCTCATTGTATATAATCCTAAACATGCTGCAACCATTCGGTTGTTTAGTTGCAACCAAGAACTTGTAGGATTTATTCAGAAATATTTTGGTAAAGTAACTGTAGAATTTAAAGAAAATAATAGTATTGTAGCCCATTCGGATGATAGATTATTTAAGCAGGAATCGATCATTAATGAAAATAGATGAGGAAGAAGCCATATAATTAGACTTATATACATACAAGGAAGGAAAATGATGAAGATATTTAGTATCATGTTCTACTCGTTAGACCAAATTGGTGATCTTAATTGTAGCTATGAGTGTGAAATAGAGGAAATCATGCTTAAAAAAGCAGTTGATATTATGAATACCGATCTTCCCCAGAAATTCATTGAGTGTAATGGTGCTATTGTTGATATTACAAAGTTTCCTGTTATTGAATTTTGTGAAATTGAGGGAGAATTGTGAAGAAACTATTATTTCTTTTGTTAATATTCTGCAACTCTCAGGCGATG